GGGCTTGCTGTTTAGAATCTTCGGGTTCGCTGGGATAACGCTCATAACGCTGGAGGGTCTTTAGGACGGTCTTTAAGTCCGTTGCCTGCAAGCAGACCGATTAAGCCGCCTGCGAGGGTCATCAACATCGGCGACAGGACGCCCCATGCTTCTGCGTCGTTAGGGCTTTGCTCGGTAGGTTGCACGACGAAGAGCAGTCCGAAGATCAGTGATGCGATTGCCATGACGAATGATGCTGTGAGTCCGATTCCTACGATGAGGATTAGTCGAGCTTTGATTTGTTCGTTGGATAAGCGTTTGTCTGGGTTCATGGACAGCGCCTTTCTAGTAGTCCGTTGGCTTTGGTGGTGTTGCAGTTTTCGCGGTTGCGATCAGCACAAGCGGTCAGGACAAGTGCGAGCACGACGCTAGTTAAGAGGAGTTGGGTTCGCCGCAAGTTCTGTTGCCTTTGCCATTGTTGCATCCTCTGTTGGTTGCAGTTTTGGGTCATCCATCCATTCGAGGCAGTAATAGCCGTCACCGGGTTCGTTGTAACGCCATGTTGTGTTGGGTGCTAGTTCGCGTGTGGCGTTGCCTATTTGTGCGTTAATTTCGGCAGTGGTTGGTGTAGCCATTATGCGATCCTTTGGATAAATAAAGTGCTGTAGATGTTGCTGTCGTAACCGCCTGCAACGCCAAAGCCTTCTGATGCAACAGTGGTTGCTACACGCATCTGTAATTCAATGTTTGTGCTTGCCGTAATAGTTATATAGCCTTCGACAATGCTTACGCCAGCAACAGTGTTTGCGTTAGCCAGATACAAAGGTTGCCCGTTCATAATGGTCGTGCCAGCGGTTGTATTTCGCAATCGTGATTGACTTTGGTTTGTCTTAAATGCAGGTGCTTTGCCAACTAAATAGTATGTGCCAGCGGTAGCAAGCGTGATCACACTTGACGCAATAGAACATCCGCCAATGTTGTTAAGTACGGTTGTGTTTAATGTTCGTTTATCAAATGCGCCAGCGGTCGCGGTGCCGCCTGCCGTTGCGCCCGATTGAGTTTCATTAAAAATAGCGATGTCTTGGAAGTTGTCTAAAACGCCATTAAGTTGCGCGGCGGTCAGAATATTTCCCGCAACAAAGTCCGTCCAGTTAGATGCCATGTTTCTATCCTAGGACATTGTCTTCGTCGAGTGTGCCATATACAGCGTCGTCCAAGATGAGCTCATAGACGATCGTGGTTGGTGCCGTAAAGTAGGTGACAGCGTGCCCAGCCGACAAAGTAAGCCGATGTTCAAGACCTTCTACTGTCAAGTTTTGAGCAAATTGGGTTGGGCCTTCGGAAGTGGTGATTGACTTCTCAATATTGATTACATCGCCTACATCAAGTAAGGCAAGTGTGTCTTGATCAAGGGCAGGTGTGCCGGGGAACTCGGTGCCGATTGAGTTAAAGCGTGGCTCTGGGTTGGCGTTAAGAAGGTATTCGGCAAGTGTGAGAGCTGCGGCGTCGTTATGAACTAGCGAGTCCGTGATTGAGGTGGTTTGGATTAGGTAGGTCGCTTGTGAAGTCAGGTCTTCGGCGACTTCTGGCGATGTGGCTCCAGCGTGCTGAACTGATGCACGATTGACCACTGTGTCTGCTTGGAAGGCAATGTCAATCGCCGAGTAGCCGATCTTGGTTGGTGGGTTTGTGTCGTGGAACTCTGCGACAGGGACGCCTAGGACTTGCCCGATGCGCTTCTGGAAGGTAATAGTGCCTTCTCGATCCACAAAGATTCTGCCTTGCTCGGCTTCCATGATCTTGTTGGCGTACCCTGCGACCGAGGTGCCGTTGGCGACCGTGTAAGCAGCTGCACCGCCAAGGGTCGCCACGCCTGTCTCAATGCTTCGTGTGCCTGTGTAATTTACTTCTGGCAGATCTAGCAGGTCATCAAAACGATCGCTTGAGAGCTGCTCTGTGACATTCCATTCAGCCAAGAAAGTCTGCCCAAGTTGATAGGAGAAGTCTGCACAAGTGACGCTCACGGTGTCTAGACCGCCAAGGGTGAAGGTGTAGTCAAAGTTTACGATGTAGCCGACCCACAAGTATTTCTTTACGCCGAGCGAGTCGTATCGGGAGAAGCGAACTTTGCGAAGCGGTGCAAGCCCGGGGAGAGAATTATTCGGATCGTAGTAGGGACTGCTTGTATCGAATGGGTTGAAGACTCCGTCGGCGTAAGTGTCGTTCAAGGTGAAGTTCATCGTGCCATAAGGGAACTGGTCGCCAGTGTTCGCGCGTCCGCGTTTCGCTGTTAAGCCGATCGTGCCGTCCATAACCGTCGCGTACTGATCGGTTCCGTCTAGGACATAATCGGTGGAGTCGAGCGTGCCTTTAGGATCGTCGTCCAGCGTAAAGGCGTTCCAGTTGTACCCAGTATCAATCTCGAGGTCGTAATTACCTGATCCGACTACCGCTACGCCTGCCATTACGCGACCGCGATGTTGGCTGGGCCGTTCTGCCTGTTGAATGCTCTGATCGCGTTCACGACAGCTGTTCCGATCTCTGCGCTTGAGCCGAGACCGCCGTTGATGTTGATCGTGTAGTTGCCCATTCCGTTATTGCGACCGTTGAGGGGCACCACTGCTTCGGGTCCTTTTTCGCCAATTATCGCCAAAGTTGCGCCGCCAGTGACGATGCCGCCGCTAGCCATTTTAGGAATGTTCATTCCGCCGCTTTTGGTTGCTTCGTCTCCGCCAACTCTGCCGATTTTGATTTCGCTAATGAAACCAATGTCAGGCAACAAAGGAAGCGCGTTGTAGCCCTTGATAATTGCGTTGATGACTTTGATCCAACTGTTCGCCCATATCTCAAATACGCCGATAATGCCGTTCACGACAGCCTTAACGCCTGTGCTAAACCATTCAAACTTTTTATAAGCAATAACCAAACCAGCGACAAGCAAACCAACGCCGATCGCAATAAGGCTGAATGGGTTAAGTGCCATAGCGATATTGGTTGCCACGATTGCAGCTGCGACTAGACCGATAGCGGTAGCCATAAACAAAAACGCCTCTGGGTTGTCTTGTGCCCAATTAGCAAACTTTTCTAGGTAAGGCAGAACGGCTTCGACTACTGGAAGCAATGCCGCGCCGATTGATTCTTTAGTTTCGTCTAACTGATTTTTTAGGATCGCAAACTTGCCTGCTGCCGTGTCCGCTGCTGCTGCCGTTGCACCACCGAAAGTACCGCCGAGGACAGCCATGACTTCTTCAAGGCTTGCGCCTTCTTTAATCATGGTCGCCATTTCTGGGGACAAGGTTCGCAATGCTTTAAAGTTTCCTTGGTATGCCTTCGCTAATGCGTCTGCGACCGTAGCGCTGTCGGTTCCTGTAGCGGTGCTGATGTCCATGACAAGGTTCATGTCGTTCATGGCAACGCCGACATCTTTAGTACCTCGCACAAGCGCTTCTAAGGCTTTGCGATAGTCCGTGTCGGCAATACCCGACGCTCGACTCATTGCGCTGATCTGATCTTCTGTTGCTTTGACTTGTGCGTCTGATGCGTCAGTGACATTTTGCAGAGTTAGCGCCAGTTGTGCTTGCTCGGCTTCGTCTTCCATTGCTGCTTTGGTGGCAAGTGTGAGAGCTGTGGCTATGCCTGCGATCGCGGCTGCTGCCGGGACTGCGGCTTTCTTTATAGCGAACTGTGCTTTAGCAGAAGCGCCCTCGAGTTTTTGGAACTCTTTGATCGCCTTCTGGGTTCCTTTGGCGTTGAACTCGCTGATGATTGGAAGGATTACAGCCATGACTATTGTGCTTTCAAGTTCTGTCCGACGGCTTTACCGACGCGATCCACTAGCTGCTCCATAGCGCTGTTGAGATCTTCTTTGTGGGCTTCATATTGACGCCATACTACTCTCGATGAATCTCCGTACTTGGCTGTTAATGCTGCGCCCATGCGATTACTTGTTGAGAAGTCAAAGAATGAAGCAGCTGCGCCAGTCCATTTAATTGCAAAGGTCGTGAGGTTCACCGTGTTGGATCGGAACTCTTTAGGCGGCTTGGTGTTGATGTATGCCTTAACTTTGTGCTCGGTAGGCCAAGGGAACACTTGATAGGAGCCGCGCAAAGACCAAGATCGTTCCCAGCCCGACAGAGGATAATTAAGCGGTATGGCGGACTCAATATCGGCAACTAGACCAGCTGTAATCTTTTTGTAATCTTTAGTAATCTCGCGCCGTAAAGACTTATCAATTTTGTTCAGCTCTTTAAGCGCTTCTTTGAGACCGTAGACCTCTATCCGAGTTTCAATGCCGTCAGCCATGTCACCTCTTTTTGTTTTGTTTTTCTAGCACTGCGACAATGGTACTTAGGTCTCGCGTGTCGAAGGTGTCAGCGTAGAAAGTGGGAGCCCACCCTGTCGCGACTACAAGTTCGGCGAGTTGTCGCCTGTAGCCGCGTCCGTAGGGTTTGGGTCTGTTGAGTCTTCCCCGCTGATTTCAATATCTGGATTTTGTTTCAACCATTCGCGCCAAGTAGCAGGAAGCGTCTCGCCTTTGATGCCGAGCATGATGTGCGCCCAGCACGCCATATCTGATACGCCGATGCCGCGACCGTCGGACGCTCGACGATTCTCTAGGCGTTCCCATTCAGAGATTGCGAAGAGGTTTGTGATAAGTAACTCTTTTTTGTCTCCGCGTGTGAGCGTGAGTTTGATCTTCATTTTGTTTCCTTTCGTCGGGCCAAGGAAGGCCGAAGATTATGGGTTAGTAGTGTCAGCCGAGAAGACGCCACCCATGAGAGTAATGTCAATCGACTGCAGCTCACCGAGCGAAGCCGAGATCACTGGAAGAGTCTCGAGATAGCAGTTGGTAAGTGTGAAGCCCGGGTTAGTTGCCGAGTCCACTGCCGAAGTTGGTTTGACAATGACAGTTGTCTTCGTGCCGACCAGTGGTGCAAGTGTTGCGTAAGTGGCTGCGGCTTCGTAGCTCAAAAATAAGGTCAGGGTGCATTCGTTATCCTCGAGGCCCGCCGTGAAAGTGTTTGAAGTTTGTCCGAAGGTCGTGTCGTTCAGAGCGACGACAGTGCGATTTAAGACTGCGCTTGAGCACCAGCCCGTCAGCGCGGTTCCGCCAAGTGTGACTGTCGGATTTGAGAGAATTGTGGAAGTTGCCATGATGAGTTACTCCTTGGAAGTGTTGGTTTTAGTTTGACACATAATGAAGCCTCATGTGTGGATTAGGCAGTCTGCACGACAGTCGAGACCGACAGCTCATAAGCAGGAAGCACCGAGCCACCGATATCTAGGTTGGTTGGGCGTCCAGATACGACCCCAATGTTTAGAGCGTAGATCTGGGCGAGGATATTGAGAAGGCTTTTTTGGGCGTCAAGGTTGCCCGGGCCTAGCGTGATGATCTGGAGTGTGAAGTTCAGTTTTGCGACATTGTAGTTGTAGCCCTCAATCGAGTCGATATTGACGAAGCAGGAAGGCGGAGTGATATTGCGCGGATCGTTATTTATTTGGAGCCCTACGACCGTTGAAAGCTTTGCAACTAGATCGTCGTAGCCTTCGTTGAATAGATCGGTGTAGTTAGGTACAGGCATCAGGCAACCTGCGGACGATCAATCCCAAGCAACTGGCGGATCATTCCGTTCAGACCCATAACTGGAGTTACGCCCATGTTTTGGAATGACGCAAATTGGTCTACCGATCCGCGTTGGCGATACAGCGCGCCACCGTACATCTGGGTTCCTAAGAAGACATCTTGCGAAGGGACGGTCGTAAGCGAGTCCACATAGCCTGCTTCCATTCGGCGTCTCCAACAGAATTGTGAAGCGGCTGCGGCGCACACTGTTAGGAAGGCGGCGTCGGCGGCGGTTGCTGTGCCTATACCGATCCAGTCCTCGAGATTCGCCGAAGTGACCCAAGTGCAGGTCTGCGTGATAGTTAGCGTGCCAGAAGCGGCAGTGCGCGTGACATTGCTAGCGGTCTTTGCAACGAGCACTTGGTTCGCGATCGGAATGTTTGCATCGTAAAGAAGATCGCCTTCTGTATCAATGCCGACATAGAGGTACTGAGGTAATGCGCGAACTGTGTAAGTTCCGTTAAAGGTTGCATCTACCCCGGCAAGGACGACACTTGCGCCGAGTTCAATTTCTGCATCGGTAAGAAGTTGAACTACGGCGTAGTTGTCTATGAGGTATTTCTGCGTAATGCTGTAAACAGCCATGAGCGGTAGCCCCGCTCTCGACTAAGCCTGTGTGATCTTGCGGATCATTCCAGAGATTGCAGCGAAGGTTGAAACATAGCCGTGGAAGGACATGTTGCGTCCCAACACTGATGGCTGCTCGACGCTCATGAGGCCACGGATGGACTCGTAGAACTCGAAAGCATCGCCTTGGCCTTGACCTACGCGAGTGATGATCATGGTCTTGGCAGCGAAGTTGCTGTCAACTACCAACTGCAAGCCCATTGGGTTGCCGTTCCACGATCCTGCGCTTGATGCGCCAAGTGCGTTTTGGCCTGTGAGGCCTGCACCGATGAATGGGAACAGCGGACGCTTGCTTGAGTCAACGAGCTGACCAAGTTGTGCCCAGACATCAACAGATACAAACATGTGGGTTGGCATCCAGTTGCGGTTAAGTGAGATGTCGGCAGCTGCGTCATATACAGATTTCATCAAATCTTCAGGAGTTCCGTCCCATACACCAGACGAAGATGCTGCTGTGAGCAAGTTGTCTGCTGCCAAGTTGTCGGAAGCAATCATGTACTCGCCCATCAAGTCATTCAATATCAGCTGCATTGCGGCTGGCGAAGTGAAGTCGATGTCCTGTACGGAAAGGGTTACTTGTCCAGCAAGTGTGGTCTTGCTTACCGAGTTGGAAGCGATGACCATTGTTGTTGCTGATGCTGCACCCAATTCTGATTGCGATGCGACGCTGGTGTGCGTGGTGATCGTTGGACGAATGAAAGTTTTTTGCTGTCCATTGTCTGGGTAAGCGCGAGCGCCTACGGCCTCAACGACTGGACGCAAGAAGTTGAGGTCTTGTACCAATGGCCCGAGGACTGGAACTGGCAAGAGACCCGGTGTATCGGTCGTGACGACATCGCCTGCAGCTGCTTCAAATACAGTGCGCTTTGATGCGGTGTACTCTGCTACTGCTTTGTTCATGTTGTGGAAAGTGTCGCCACCAATGTGATAGGCAGCCATGAACTCGCCTGCGTTTGGCAATTTGAACTCGCGTTTTGCTTGTGCTGGAATTGGTGCAGTTGGAATGGTTGCTTCGACTGCTGGGACTGTTGGCTCGGACATGGTTTCGTTCTCCTGTGTAGGTTCTGTTTCTATGTTACTTATTTCTTCGTCTTCGTGGTGGATACTCGCTGCGATGTCTGTGATGATCGCTCCAGCGAATGCAGGAACTGGCACCATAGACAACTCAATCCAGTCGGCTGCTAGGACTGTGATTGATCCGTCTTTGTTCGCTTGAGTTTTAGTTGGGTTTACGCCAACCGATACCGAGTCCAAGACGCCGTCAAGGGCAAGCTGCAAAGCGTCGTCGCCTTGTGCGGTCTTGCTGATCTTGGCGGTAAACATCATGCCTTCTTCGTCGTCGTATCTGGCCGTGACAATGCCAATGGCGCTCTCGCTCGAATGATTGAGGAATAGGCGTGGTGCTTTGCCGTCTACTGGCAGGCTGCCGCGCTCAAAGATCACTTCTGTACCGTCGGAGACCGTCGCTGCAACGCCGTAGGGCACTGCGATTCCTGTGATAGTTCTAGTTGGTGTGCCGTCGCTGGCGGCTGCGTCAATGCTGACGCTTTGAGCTGTAAGTCTGATCATTAGTTTGCAATCTCCTCTTGAGTATTTTCTTGTACTGGACTTTCCATTTTGTCTGCTAAATAGTTTTCTTCTAAATACGATTCGTAGTCAAAGGCAACAAAGGTTCCGTTAGGCAAAACATTATTCATTGACAATGTTTCGGCGATTGCATCTGCGTACAACTTGACGCCAAAAAATAGCAAGTCCATGCGAGCTTGTTGCGATGACTGATATGAATACGATCCTGTAGATACGCCGATCAGGTATGGCGGAACATTGCCAATACGACCGCCAGTTTCTAACGCGCTGTAGTTAGCGGACTCAATGAGAAGCATCTTGTCTGGCGACATTGTTGTCGGTTCGTATTTCAAGAATTCGTTGAGAGCCGCAGTCTGATTAGTTGCTCGAGCAGTGTTAAACGCTGCAGCTAGATCAGCCAATTCTTGCGCGCTCAAAGGCTCACCGCCAGTCTGCATAAGAACGCCCGCTGGAATCGATGAGCTGGCGTTTCTCGCGCGCGCGTCTTGAATCTTGATCGCTGTTTCAATAGCGGCTTGTGATGAATAGACCATGCCTTGTGTTGGCGACAAAAATTGCACAAGGTTCGCAGGGTCTATTTG